TACTCTAAGAGTATTTCCAACTACATTTACAGCAGGTGTAAATATTAATTCTGAGGGACCTTTTTGTACCACAGCCCCCATTTTATAATCATCAGAAACTAACCCAATAACACCAGACTTTAGTTCAAAAGATCCTGATGTATTTTTTGGGCTAGAGGAATCATAGAATCCATCTTGATTACGGACTGTTTCTAAAACAAAATAAGAGGCACCTTCTGTTGGATTCTGTATACTCATAGTAAGCTGAGAACCCGCAGATACGTTAGTACTTAATGTTATGTCACTTCCTGTAATATTAAAACTAATACTAGGCATTTTCTTTTATTTTTTCCAAAGATCTTTTACAACCAGACCTTTTGCTTTTTTTCTAAGTTTGTTTTGATCTACAAGCTTCCACCCTAATTTAAGATAGTAGTTCCTTGCAGTGCCTTTAGCGTTTTTATTAGGATTGTAAGCATACTTTCCTAAATAGCCTCCGGCTCCGGCCGAGGTAGACATTTCCTTAAGCTGTCTTTTAAACTCGGACCTGGTCATAATTTAAAGTTCGTTGATTAGTTCGTAATACTGTAAAAGATTTACAATATCGTCTGTATTAAATTTATCGTTTTTCTCTAAAGGATTAACATACTTAAGAACCTCATGTAGTTTAATTTTTACTACCTCATCATCGATACTCTTAATTTTAAGATTAAGTGTGCTCTTGATTCCTGGGATTCTACTATTATAAAGTTCCTTTAGTTTTTCTGGAGAGTCTACTGAGTTGATGAATTCCTTTAGAACCTCTTTTTGAGCAGGTTTAAGGTCATCGTATTTCTCATTGAATTTCTCAAGTAAGACTCTGTAAGTTAAGATTCTTAGATCTTTGTCATAACCTGCAAACTCTTCCATCAATTCATCCTTCTTTACTTCAACTAAAGGCTTGGAAAGATGCTCTAAAAGCGTCATTTTATTATTTATAACGACTTCTGGTGCTACTTCACTTGATGTATGATTCTCAATCAGGTTATTTAATGCTGCATAAATTTTATAGTTGGTTACTTTAACCTTAAAAAACTTATCAACACTATAATTGTCTTTAATTTCTTTTACTAGATTGTACCTCTCTCTTCTAATCTCAGTGCGATTAAGCTTGGTGGAGGTCTCTACTAGACTGTTGATTACCAACTCAGCTTTGCTTTCGGATAAGTTCTTATGCTTACCCAGCTGTTCGTATAATCTATACTCTTTTCCTAATTCAGTATTAAGGAAATATTTTCTTAGGATTGTGACTGCTGCTGAGTCTTCTTTTCCTTCTAGGGTATCGGCGGTGATTCGTCTTACCAATAGTTCAAAAAGGAGTCCTGTATTCTTGTACTTAGAGTGTTTTATTTGCACAGTAGTCGTTTTTATAATAAATATGGTTTAACTTTTATTCCCTGATTTGTTTAGGGTCTAACAAGGAGTCTCCTTTTTTATCTGACTCGAATATCATCTTTTTCTTGGTTGGTATCTCATCAAACATTCTCTGATATTTACCTACCATCTTCTCAGCTTCTTCAAGACTGTAGCCACGAGCATCTGCTCTTTTAGGTCTGCCGTACCCGGCCTGATCGTCATTCTTGGCTGCATCTCTACCTAGTCTATCCTTACCCATTGGGTCGTTTTGAGTATTTACAAAAGATGCTTTCTCTTGAGGACGTCCCATCACAGGCTCATCTTCATTATACCCATCCGGTACTTCACCTGGTCTATCATAAACCCGACCTTTACCGTAAGCTGTTGCAATATCATGCGGAGTTCCGTAAGACTCTCCTGTTTCCATCGGATCGTTTCCTTCATTCTCAATCTGGGAATGTCTGAAGTCTCTTTTCTTATCTTGGAGAATTAAGTCTCTATACTCCTCATACTGATCTTCTGATAGATGGAAGATATTATCATAAATCCAATCTGTTGGAAGTAGACCTGTATCTTTAATCTGGGCTGCTAAATCAACTTTCTCTTTTAATAAAGCAATTCTCTCCTGATCGTAAATGATAGAAGGAGTAGTTAAGCTTAATTCGAAGTTAGTTAATGATTCGTCTCTGTAACCCTGAATGTAAAGATGCACAAAAGCAATCTTATAAAGTTCAGAAACCATGATTCTTTGAACCTTCTCAATGGTTCTACCGAATCTAATGTCTTCAGCGGCTAGAGTAGCCTTACCTTGTAGATTCTCATCATAGCCAAGGAATGCTTTCGGTACTCTTAAGGCGGCAAATAACTTATCTCTTAAGTATTCAACGTCTGTTATACCGTCATATTGTAATCCTCCTAGAGTTTCAATCTTGGTAGTAGTATCATTACCTCTCATAGGGATATAAAAATCCTCCATAAGGTTCTGCATGTTGTATTTTAGGTTATACTCACCAGTCTGCTGGTCAATATAAGGAGTACGCTTCATTTTAGAGATAGCCTGCTGCATGAAGTTCTCAATCTCATTCGGAGGAATACCGCCGACGTTCATATAAAAGATTCTCTTCTCAGGAGCTCGTACAATCCTGTGGACTAGCATTGCATCCTCCATTAAAGTGTACTGCTTGAATAATTTTCTTGCAGGCTCTAAGTAGGATCTTCCATAAGGTAGGAAGTTTACATCCGTTAATAATCTAAAATGGGCTATTTCATAATTGTCAAAGTACAGGGAATTGCCATCTGTCTGATTAGGTGCTTTAAAGTACCCGTAAGTATCTGGTGCTAATCCATCAGGATCATAACGAAATCTGATTGCGGTTGGATTTTCTTGATCAAAGCCTTCTTGTCTCTCAATATTAAAAGCAGAGAAAGGAATCACGTTATAAACTCCGTATTTTTCTGAAGCTTCTAATTTTAAGAAGAAGTCTCCGTATTTACACATATTTCTAATCCACCAGCTTAAGTTAAATTCAACGTTCAATACATCGTAGAATAGATTGTAAAGAATCTTTTGAATGTTTTCGTCTGCTGAACGGATTTGAAGTACTTCCCCCATATCGTTCTTAAGAGTAGATTCTTCAGCCAGGATATCTAAGGTAGATGCAATGATAGCATCTGTATCCATAGCGTCATACTCTGAGTATAGCTGGGTTCTTAATGTTTGGTAATTAAAACTGTTCTGATATCCGTATAAGGATGAAGGTGAGGTGGTGTAGATTCGATTGTATCTCGATACTAAAGAATTAGTTTCTAACTCTCCAGACATCTGAATCTGGTTGGTATCGGCAACTTTGAGTTGATTGCCTCCAACGTTTCGGATTATAACATCTGTTGAAAAAAGTCGTCTAAGCCGGGAAAATATTCCAGTGTCTGCCATTATTAATTAATAATATAAGTATAAATAGTGGAAAAAGCCAAGTTATTTTACTTGAGAATCCAGGTAAAGTCTTCACTGCCCCCTTTTCCATTATCAATTTGATATGGATTTTTAACGTCGTTAGGAGAATAAACTCCTTGATACGGGGTTTTACTAGTTGAGATTCCACCTAAAGCTGCTTTTGTGATATCAATTCCCTGCTGGTTTAATTGCAAGGCTGTATCTCTAACGTATAATGCAGTTCCAAAAGATATTACCAGGTCATCATTATAACCGTACTGTGCTTCTGCACGGCCATTCTTCCAAACAAAGACTTTCATTTCTTCTATCAGTCTTTTTGACTGGATTATAACGGCTTTCTCATTGACTGCTTCTTGGAATTTTCCAATGATTAAAGGTCTAGTCTTTGAATTCATAGTAAAACCAGGAGTCATATTGCTGTGAATATCATATTGATTAAAATATGAATCGGCTGTTAATGTTCCTGATTTAGGAGAATGGTAGAAGTTAGCATAACCTCTGTCTAAGATAGTCTGAATTGCTGCCCAGCCTATAGATGCATTCTCAACTACGAGTAAGGCTTCATTATATTCTGTTGCTATTGCAACCAAAAGTAAACCAAATTCCTTAGTTCCTATTTGACCTTTATATTCACCGACTTGGGTATTATTCTGAATGTCTAATATATGGAATGCTGAGTAGTCTTTACCGTCCCCACGGGCAACGTCGGCAACTACCATATAATTTCTAGAATAATCAACCGGCTCCCAGATCCATAAATTCTGATCTGCTCCTCTTCTTTCTAAAGGCTCCTTCATGTAGGTCTTCATATAGAATTCCATAAACTCACCGTAGAATACCGTGTCTCCGGATGTAGAGAAGTCACAATCACACTCTTGAGCTGCCAGTCTTGGATCTCCTAACAGGTCATCCTGTCTGTCTCTCCATGATTGATCTCTTTCTGGGTGTACATACCAAGGTAATTTAATAGGAAGAAAATCATTTTCACGATTCTCTGCACGGACCCATGTC